GTCCATGCCTTTACCGTAAAGGTCAAATCAAACTGCACGATAATACCGGTCAAGAACTGATCGTGTCCGCTGCCTTTCTCACAAGTCGCAAGTTTATATGTAGTAGGCACAATCATGCCGTCTAATTCTTCTACAGTCGTTGCCATCGGAAACTTACTACCTCGTACAGCGCTTCCTAGTCCATATACGCTTACGTTACTGACTATCATTCTCCGTCACCTCTCTTTTCGCCGTAAAATCGTCCATTTCCGGAAGATTCTCATACGTCCACATGGCGCAGAGGATATTCCATACAAAAGCTCTGTCGTGTCGCTCGTCCGTCATTCCCATTCTCACCTTCAAATAGTGCCGGATTCCGCTATCAATGAAACTGTGGATCGGGATGCCCTTTTTCCAGTTATTCTCACCGTATTTTTTGCAGCCTTCCTCGAAATGCTTCGCTACTTCCCATATCATTTCTGCCATGCAGCTAAACTGTGAGTGCAAGAGGAATAAATCAAGGCATCTCTGTAGGTGTACCTTGTCACCGGTCAATCTGAATAACTCAATCTCTCCGATTTCGTCCGAACTCATAAGGTTCGCAATCTCGCCCAATGGGAGCAAGTCGCAACGGCCCTTCGGGTTGTCCGCTGTGCCACAATCCCTTACTGCCCCGGTACTAAATTCTGTTCTGCTGCCACTGTCTAAAATCATTTCATATCCTCCATCCATTTCTTTATTTTTTCTAATTTCTCTATTGCTTCACAAGCCACGATGCACGCTTCATTTACTGCTTTCAGTTTGGCTTCTTGTCCTCTGAACCCGGCATAATATTCGATTTCCGCCAGTGCAAGCAGCGTTGTGTCCGGGTGCAAAATCATTTTCGCGTCTGTTAATGTCACGTTGTTTCCCTCCTATAAATGGCATCCAGTTTGTCGAAGTAATCAACAACTAGCAGTAATAGGTGCAGAACCGTTTCGTTGCCCTTGCTCATTCTGTGGATTTCCTTTACTTCGCTTAACAACTGTTGCCATGATTCATCATTTAGCGGAAACAAATTGAGGTACTTATTCGTGATACGTTCCACATGGTTATAAATCCACTGTATCTGTTTTTCATTCACGTTTAAGCACCTCCAATGTATTCCACCGATATTTGCATTTCTTGCATTTCCGCCTACGCTCTATGCCTTCATCTGTCTGCCTGCTATAAATCACAGTACTTTCTTCCCCGCAGTTAGGGCAATAATAAGGGTGCGGGCAATCCTTATTTCGCACAAATTTCTTGTAACTCAACCTTCCACCTCCAATATCTGCAAGGCTTCCTCTACCGATCTTGCTATTCCTGCCGGTATTCCCTTGCGGTGGCAAAAATCAATAAACTTCAACTGCTCTGCTGACGGCCTGCCAGTAGGGGTTTTTATTTCCAGTGCAAAAAACTTACCGTCCGGTCTAAACCCCACAAGGTCTGACAAGCCCTTAAATCCGATGGTGATACGATTGCCCTGCGAATCGTAGTAAACACCACTGTTGGTACGGAGAACGAAGCAACCTTTATCGGATAATGCAGCCATAATAAGGTGCATCAATTTACTTTCCGGGTTCATTTACTCCACCTCCACAATCTTGTTGTGTTTCGTAAACACCATAATGTATTCTGCCATTTCTGCAAGCCACATAATTCCATTGTTATAACTAGAAACAGATGTACTTTGTGTTTCCATTCTTATAAGTTCGTTGGCAAATTCTAATGGCGTTCCCATTTCATTAGTTTCGCAATGAATTTCAATCTTCATGGAATCACCTCCGCATATATTCATCAAACGTTTCGCATTTTGCGAATATGAATCTGTTGTTTACCCAACGTGCCATCTTCCTTAATTCATGTCCTCTCGGAATATGTTCCTTATCATAGAGCATTACATAAGCCCAATATCCCATTTTTCGCAAAGTATAAATGCGTTCTAGGTCCTGCTCGATTGTGGTATTGAAATTACAAAGGACGTAGACAATCAATCTTCTTTCGCTAATTCCGGTCATTTCCTTAAACAACTTAAACTTAGGAAGTATCATATCTTTGTCCTCGTACCGATCCCACGCAAAATGAATTTCTTTCATTTTGATTTTTTTCAACATTTCAGCTTTTTCCTCGGTCATAAGTCGAATATCTAAACCTTGATTTATGTCAACCCATGCCTTACTGTCAATTAGCTGTTGCAATAATGATTTCCATTCTTTACAAGCAAGAATATTCGGATCGCAAAGGACAATATTTTTCTGGCCGTTCCAAAACTCCGATAAATCGGCAACCTTGTGGGAACATCTTCCTTCTTTTGCTTCCACATGACAGAAGTTACAACCTCTAGGACATCCTCTTGTAAGGAAGCCGTAAGCAGTATCGGTAATTCCGTACAACGAATAGTCCGGGTAAATATGCTCAATTTCTTCCGGTAAGTCAATGTCCTTGCCCTTGTCGTAAACTTCCTTTCCGTTCACAAGGCCGATGCAATAACCGCTGCCACCCCGAACAACTTCTTTTGCATTTACTTCATATTCATAGTCCGGAGTGAAGCTAAATACCTTCGACATATATACTCTGTCTAATGGTTCAGAAAGTCCGTGTACTATTGGTTCGTACCATTCAACAGAATCACCCTGCTTTTTGTGCCATGCTGAAATTTTCATCAATGGAATATTGGGGAAATTATGTCCGTCCACATCAATTAGTCCAATTCTCATTTGTATGCGTTACCTCTTTCTGCTTTTATACACCATAGCAGCCCATGCACCGGGATTCTTATATCCTCTCTCTCTGCCTATGGCTACTAATTCTTGATATGATCTTGCCATACCCTGCTCTTTTCGTTTTTGCTTCCTCTCCTGCTCTGCCTTCTCCGCTTCTTCCGCAGTGATCCGCTTCAACTCTATATCCTCATGGGCTTTCAGCTCTCTAGGCTTCAATTTATACTCACAGCCGCAATACGGGCATACCGGCGCAGTTTTAAACACCATGAAGCAATTTCCACACGTTCTTACTGTAAAGTTGCCCTCGCTGTCAATTAGTTTCCGCTTCTTAGGTGATTGCTCCAAACTCCATTCGTACGGTTCGTCCGGTAATTGGAATTTCTGATAATTGCCTACCATATCAATAATCACTGCTACCTTGCCGGGTTTATACCGTAATGCTCTACCACTCTGCTGAATGTATAGCGCCGTCGATTCTGTGGGCCTTAGAAGTACCACACAGCCTATATCCGGCATATCAAATCCCATGCTAATTAAATCGCAATTACAAAGTACCTTTATTTCTCCGGCCTTGAACCGGTCAACCATTTTCTTGCGTTCCGCTGCCGGCGTAGTACCATCGAAATGCTCTGCCTTTATTCCTGCCTCCCGGAATTTCTCTGCCGTTATCATGGAATGTTTTACGGAAGCACAATAGATTACTGTTTGCTTGTTCCCGGCTAACCGCTGCCAATTCTCAATCACATCACCGTATACGGTGGGCTTCATTAACTCCGAACCGTCCTCTGATAGAACATCTGCCACAGTGACGGAGTAGTATTCATACGGGGCCAGAAAATGATTGTCGATTAACCACCGGACCGTAACACCTTCCACAATGTCTTGATATAAGTCGCCCAACGGTTTATCATCGGTTCTGATCGGACTAGCCGTAGCGCCTACAATCCATGCTTCCGGGAACGCATTACTGATTTTCCAGTATGTACTAGCAACGGAAATATGGCATTCGTCATAGAGTATCAAATCCGGCTTATGCAGCTTCTCAATCTTGTTCGCTGTGGTGATTGTTAAGCCGATGTAAATGTTATCCAACGGTATCTCGCAACGCTTAAACGTTTCAATGGTCTGCTCCTTTATCTCCACTCTAGGTAATATTACCCATACATACCTACCGGCCTTAGCGGCCATCATAGCCATGTATGCCATGATAATTGTTTTCCCGGCGCCGCAGGGCGCTACCATTAACACCCTGCGGTTTCCGGAATTAAAGCTGCTGCTTACCTTGTTGAATAACTCCTGCTGATACGGTCTAAGCTGCATTACGCAAACGGATTGTCAACAGCCGGTGCGAATCCGGTGTTTGCTGCCGGAGCAGATGCAGCGCCGTTACCGCTTAACGGTTCTTTCCATGCCGGTAAATTCTCCTGCTTACTCTTGTTCACGCAGTAATGGAAACGTGCCTGCTTCTCACCTTGATATTCCTCATGCTTAACACTGATTGCGCCAACCTTGCCGATCCATGTGCTTAAATCCATGCTAGGCTGAATGTCGAAGCTGTTGAACAAGCTACCTAACTTCTGGTTGGTCTGCTGCTTGTCCTCTGCCATGAACACAAGGTTGTAGAACACCTTACTGGAATAACCGCTAATATCGAAGGTAATAGCAATGCCCTCTCTACCGGAATTATAGGTCTTTTCCTCTGCCTTGCTGATTCTTGCTCTGTGAATGCCCTCCGGGATCACCGCAAAGTTGTTCTCGTTGTAATCGTTTGCATCATAGTTCCAATTCATTTTTAAGTCCTCCTTAATGGTAATAATATTTTCCTCTGTACTTAGTACAGTAAGATACTAGATAAATAAATCCTCCGGCATGATAAAGTCACGACATCTGACTTGATCCTTTGCCATAATCTCCGGGCTACCTTTGGTAACGTAGTACCACTGCATCTTGTTGTCCTTGTCCGGGTTGCTAGCTACAAGCCCGACAATATTCATAAGTCCACACACGGAATCAAGAATCTTGTTCGGCAACTTCGGCTGCAATCTTGTTTTCTTGCTTCCGTCCGGCTGCGGAACTTCTGTCATATCACTCCATGCAGTGAAAATCGTGTTGCAACCGCAGGAAGCGGATTCTCTTGATAATCTTCTAAGATTCTGATAAACAAGTTGGTACGCCTGCCGCATATCCTTGTACTTGCCGCTTGCTTCCAGTTCAAGAATCCACATATCAAAGAGGTCTGATAAGTTATCCAAGATAATGTTGTCGTACTTCTTCGATTCATACCCCTTCCGGTACTCATCAATGAAGGCCTGCGCAGTACTTACGTTTACAATATCAAGGTTCGGCCTTTCGAAATTCATTAAAACTACGGAAGAATTATCCGTACAGATAAGCAAATTTCGCTTTTTCGTCTTAACCCTTGTACTGTTTGTGGTTTTACCGCTACCACTCGCGCCATAAATTAGTGCGTTCATTTGTTTTCCTCCTTTAAAATTGTGTAACCCTTCGCCAGTGCATATCCATACTCTTGATTTGCACCCATTGACTTTTCCCAACCTTTGAGCAAGTAAATCGTGTCGCACATATCCAACATACAGAACGACATTTTCATATACTGTTCATGGGTGGTGTCAAGGGGTAAAAACGAATTTACCATTGCAGGGTTAATAGCTGAATATCCTTGCTCTTTAAGTTCTTTTTGTGCGTTTACAAACCGTGTCATGTAATCATCGGTTACGGTTATCGCACCGCTAATGTAAATCTTCATTCGCTACACCTCGTTTCCCCAACAATCCCAACCGTCAGCGTATTGCCGGGCAAACAATTCAATTCGTGGTAAATCGCCGAATAATTCTTCTATAAATCCTCTGACGCAATCCGGCTTTTTGCTGTGTTCTGTTCGCTCTGCTTGAAATAATTGCTTTACTGAATTGGATTTTTTGTATTTCAGCATTCCTCCCCTAGTACCAAAAAGACACAGCTCAACATTTTTCATAGTCCAAGCACCAAGATTTGAAACCTGCTTACCATTCTTCGTGATCTTGCTCCATACAAAAGCGACTGTTACATATTTGAAGCCCCAACTTTTCATAAGCCTTATAGCTTCTTCAATATGAGCATCCGTAGTCCACATAAATATTGCGCAATCCGTTTCCGCTATCCTTCCTACATTCCATTCAGTCATTGTTGAGGTTTTTTCCGTGTTATACACTTCTTCAAGCGGTCTAAATCGGTTGCCATTATATTTTTGAAGTTCTTTGCTGCTAAAATTCCACGGCGGATCCGCATAAATGATGTTGTACTTCTTATCCGTAGTAAAAATGTCAACCTTCACCTAAATCAAATCCTCCTTCATTTTCCGGCTCATGCCTAACAACTCGCTGTCGATAATCTCCGTCAACAGTTCTGTGGTAGTGCAGTAATCGCAATCGTACTCACCGCAGCGTTCAGCCGGGATTTCTCCGTTTCGCATCTGCCAGTACTTGCCAACATTTGCTTTCACTACCTCCAATGCTCTGTCAAGGTTCTCCGGACTTACTTCGCATACGGTAAGGTGCGCCGGCGTTTCCTTTGTGGCAATTACAAGGTAGAACGGCAACGTTACGCCGGTATTCTGTCTTACGATTTCCCGATATACCGCACCCTGCAAATCATAGCCCCAATAGCTGACTATATTCTCAAAGAGGTTCGGGCTTCGCAGCGACTTCATGTACTTTAGGTCCGCAATAAATTCTCCCGGCTTGTAGGAATCCATCTTGATTTTGAAGGGTACACCTACGATTTCGCCGGTCATAATCACTTGATGCTCTCCGGATAAATATTTCATCATCAATGGCTGCGCCTGCACTCTCTCAACCGTTTCGTCCGCCTTCACAAACTCCGCATACTTGCCGCCGGATTTCTTGAATATGTCCTTCTCATGTTCCTGCAAGAACTCTCTCTGGCTTTCCGGCGTGCCGGTAAGGGATTCATCCACATAGCTGCCTAATAACAGCGCATCGGACTTCGCCGGCTGCCATTCGCCATTTAATTTTGCCATTGCACAAGCGGGGCATTTCATAAAGTCCTTGAACAAGGAAGCGGACATATAATTGTGGTTTTCGTAGTAGTTCTGTTCTGTCAGTTCCATTCTTCTATCTCCTCTCTCATATCTTCAAGGCAATCGTCGCAGAACCATTTACCATTGATTCTTACTGCGCTCTCCTGCTGTATGTGGTCCTTGCATTCACAACATACTGGCAGCCTTCTCAATTTGGCTTCCTGCTCTGCATCGTGCATGGCCCACAAATCATAATTGTCCATCATAGAGTTCAAGCCCCTTTCCACCAATTAGGAAAAGAACACCTCCGATAATCACCATAGCAATCGGAACGGTCAACGATTCACTGTCCATTCCGGCAGCCCCAATCATCAATGAGATAATTCCGATTGCAGCAACTATCCAAAAAAGTTTCTTCATGCTTTCGCCTCCTTGACATTGAACGGATCGGTCAAATCCATGCCATCGTACTTTTCCAAAAATTCTTCAAGTGTTGCTTTGCGGCATTTCCATCTGCCGATTTTCATAAACTTTAGTAACCCGGAGCGTTGCAGCTTGTACACATAATCTGTATTAGATTTGAGAATTTCAGCAACTTCCGGTACTGTGTACAACATATCTGACATTGTGATCCTCCTTTACTATCAGTAAGGTACATTGATGTAATCAAGCACCTTACCAAGTCCTAACCCGTCTTTATTTGGCTGCCATTTGCCTTCCACCATTTCACCGCCGCCGATGCAATATTCATATTGCCGGGGATGTGTCTGCTTCAGCCTTTGGAATCGGTTCGGTTCCTTCTCTAAGTGGCATCCGAACATACAAAATACGCAGCCGGTCCTACTACAGCCAGTGGTAGTAAGAGTGTCTTGCTCGCTGTATTCGCCAAGATAATCAATAATATTTGTCTGTCCTTCAAGAATGTTTTCACCGTCTACTTTTTCCTCTACTACGATGTCACCATATACAGAGCAATACGGAACATTGTATTTCTTTATGTAGTGAAGAACATCTTGCTCCGTCCAGAAGGATAATGGATAACTTGCAGTTTTCTTCTCATCGAAAGAATTGCAGCCATGCCGAAGCCACTGTTGATACCGGAGTTTTGATTCCGTTGCCATCGTGCCTATAAATGGCTTCCTGCCGGAAGTTTTTTCGTATGCTTTCGCCGGTTTCTTCTTCATAACCTTGCAGCATTTATCCGATATGTCGTAAGGCGCGTCTAGCATAAACTTCCATTTTTCACAATTAAATTGCGATTTCGTGCCATCTGATTTCAGAAGCTCACCATTCAATTTCTTTAGGCGATATTCGTAACTTCCGTCACCTCTGGCAATGCCTATTTTTGCTTCTTCAACAATCTGCGACACTTCCTTGCTAATCACCGGATAACCATACGTTTTTATTACTTCATCAAACCGCATTTCCGGCCTTACAATTTCCACATCGCTGTTGAAGCAATCGTATTTGCCCTCCTTAACATCCCTTACAAATCTCTGAATTTCCGGAAATTCAAGCCCGGTATTCACGAACAATGAAGGAACATCGTCATACATGGAATCTACGATATGCTTTAGAACCGCTGAATCTTTGCCGCCGGAAAAGCTAACATACGCTTGTCCGTCAACTTCCGAAACAATGTATTCCGTTTCTTTTAAATACGGCTTTTTATCAAGAATTTCGTATTTATTGGTTCTTAGCTGTTCAGATGATACTAAAAGTTTTTTAGGCTTTTTATTTCCGGGTACTGTTATGAAGAACAATTCTTCCGGATCAACGCTTAATGTTACGAAACGTGTTTTCCGGGTTTGCTTGTTGAAGATTTCATAACGCTTCCAAGCGTCATGCCAAGCCTTTATTCTATCCTTCGTCATTTGGATTTTGGCGTCTAGTGATAGCGATTGCATCTGCGCCAAATCGTGCGCTTGATGCTTAAACTCCATTACTAATCATCTCCTTTCTGTGGTTTTTACAATAAAAAAACTCACCTACTGCGTGGCTTCAACTTCGACTTCCTTTTCCTCATTCTGCTTATGAGAAGCGATAATTGCCTCCGCATATCCGAATAAGAACTCTCTTTGCAAGTCGTTTGCTTTTTCCATACCTTCTGTGAGTTTTGTTAAAATTTCTTTTCCTTTTTCGCTCATAAGGATAGTGTCCTCCTTTCTGATGTAGGTCGTTCTAGTACTAGATGTTGTGCTTTGAGTTTGACTCTGTATGACTAAGATAACATACACAGTATTACTCTGTCAACCCCTAATTTGAAAATTTTTGAAAAATAGTTTGACTAGGTGTGATTTATGTGGTATTGTATAGATACAAACCATTTAGAAAGGAGTGAGAAAATGTATAAAAGAATTGCATTAGTTAGAAAAGAATGTAAAGTGACGCAAACCGATCTAGCGGAAGCGTGTGGCTTGACTAAAAATTTCATTTCTTTAATTGAAAGTGGAAAGCGCGAACCTTCCGATAGAACTGTAAAAGATATTTGCAGGGTATTGAATGTAAACGAAACATGGCTGCGCACCGGCGAAGGCGAAATGTTCCTTCCGGAATCAAGAGATGATGAAATTGCAAGATTTACTGCAACTTTGTTAAAGGAAGAATCGGATAGCTTCAAGAATCGTCTTGTTGCCACTCTGGCGAAGATGAGCGAAGATGAATGGGAAATGTTAGAAAGAAAGATGCGTGAGATTTTGGGCGAACAAAAAGAGTAGCCGCTTTAAGCGACTACTCCCCATCTGCATAGTTTTTGAGCATGACATAAATATGCCGCAACACTCTTTCATTATTGATTTTTTCTAGCAGCTTGATAATAAGTTCCTTGTAGTCCATAGTTATGTACACCTCGATTCCACACGGTTGCATCTGGTAGCGATACAACCATAATACCAAACATTTGTTCGTTTTTCAAGCCCCAATTTTTACTTTCCATGTGATTATTATAACAAAGGCGAACATTATGGAGCAATAGGGAATATTTGGTAGCTCACGAAAGATTATCTACTGAAAACGACATATTGTAAGCAATTTCAACAAGAAAGGAAGTGCAGCAAATGGCAAAATTGAACATTACTAACCGTAACAAGAACCAATTCGACAAGGATGGTAGGCTAAAACCTCCAAATTGGCAGTACCGATTTGAAGCAGCAAGGGTTGACGGTAGGCGTAACACTATTTCAAAAGCCGGCTTCAAAACAAAACGTGATGCAGAGGTCGCCGGAACTAAAGCACTGGCAGAGTATAACAATGCCGGGCTTAAATTTGAGCCAACAGAAATATCGGTGTCAGACTATATGGACTATTGGCTTAAAAACTACTGCGCTATGAATGTGGCCGACAGCACCATGACGGCATACAAGCGCATAATTAAGAATCATATCAAGCCACGCATAGGGCATTACAAGCTGAAAGCCATAACCACACTCGTATTGCAGGAAATGATAAATGAAATTGTGGTCCGGCATGGATTTTCAAAAGCGTATTCGAAGAATATACTGAAAGTAACAAAGGGGGCATTCAAATACGCAAGGGTAACTGCTAAGTTAATACAAATTGATCCTGCCGCCGATGTAAGCCTTCCTACAATGTCTAGCGATACAGACGCAGAGGAAATCATTATCCTTACAAAAGACGCCGTAAATCGCATTTTGGAGCGTTTCAGAGGTACTCCAAGCACCTACAACGCCATTCTCACTGCTTACTATACCGGCTTGCGTGTATCGGAAGTGTATGGCCTCACATGGGATTGTGTTGATTTTGAAAACAAGAAAATAACCGTAGAAAAGATTGCCAAAAAGATTGAGGTTGACGGCAAGGTATCTGAAAGAGGTATTAAACGCGGCATACACGGCAAGGCAACTACGAAATGGTACTTCGGTTCTTGTAAAACACCTAAATCCCACAGAACTATTGATGTGGGCGATACGCTGCTGAACGCTCTGAAAGAGTATAAGGCATGGCAGGAAGAAAACGAAGCTGAATTAGGCGAATATTACATGAAGCATTATTTGAAGGACGAAGTAACTCCGGCAAATAGAAAAGTGAAGCGCATTATATCCATTACGGAGGATTTTCCGTTAGAGCAGACGCACCCGGTATTCGTCAAAGATAATGGCGTGTTCCAAGGAACAGATGCAATCAAGTATGCTTCTAAGGTCATCAATGGCGAATTAGGTATTAAATTTAATTTCCATGCGCTGCGGCATACTCACGCTACCATGTTGATTGAAGCCAACATTCCGGTAAAAGCGGTTTCGGAGCGTTTAGGACACGATAACGTGCGTACTACTATGGAAACCTATGTACACGTTACCGACGCGCAGAGAAATGACGCTGTGAACAAATTTGAAGTACTAGGTGATCTGAATACCAATGCAAAAATTCTCAATATTAACGATGCAAGGAGAAAAGCAAATGCTGTTAATAAATAAGAAAAAACCTTGTACACCACTACACGGCATTTTGCCGGGTGTACAAATGGTGTACAAGGAACAAATTTTTAACTATTCAAAAATCCGGAAACCCTTGATTTAAGCGGTTTTCCCGCAACACTTCTTATACTTCTTGCCAGAACCACATGGTGTAGTAAAAGCGTATTTTTATATCATTTTACAACACCTTACAACCTCTGGAACCCGCATGAATAAAGGGCTTCAAGATTTTATCAAAACTTCATAACATTTTACAACTCGTATTAAAACTTCTACAGTGTGTACAAAATGCACACATGGTACACACAAGGGGCAGATTATTCTGCCCCTTATTTATTACGGTTTAATCAACTTACCCTGCTTCAACAAGGAAAGCATATCTAAGTTTTGCTTTGCGCTTCCACTGTAGCCGGAGATATTGTTTGCCTTCGCAATTTGCTCCCGATATGCAAAGGAAGTTTTCTCTCCAATACGCTTTAGCGCGTCCACAATGCTGTTGCTCTCGCCGTTATACTTCTTAAAGTATACTACGCTTTCCACTTCATCGTCAAGGATCATAACAGTATGGCTTCCGGCTGCGACAAGTATATCTCCCCGCAGCTTACGAACTGCGGGAGTATACACATCGAACATACCGGTAGACTTAAAAGCATTCCTCATGGTCCTTGTAGTAGGTGCGTTGCCACTGGAATATGGAATATTGATGCCGGCTGTTTCTGCACATACCGTCATAAAAGAAGAACAATCGCACTCGCAAGGTGTGGAAATCTTCGCCAGATTCCAACCAACGGCCCTTGCTTGTGTCCGCAGCGTGTTTCTCTGGTTCTGATCGTAACCGATATTCTTATTTCCACACCCTGCTTCGCATGTTCTAGCCATTATTTCGGCTTTCTGCTTGTCCTTACAACGAAGAAGAAATTCCCAACCAGTAGCATAGTAATTACCAATGCAAACCTCTTTTCCGGTCTGATCCCCGGCCGTTCCTTTCGTATTGCGGTTTTCACTCATTACTGCGTGTCCGATTCTAATTGCCATATTCATCACTCCTTATGTGCTGCGTCTGCCAATCCTTCACCGATAATATAAGCAATCAATGTAGCGCCAGACATAATAATTCCGGTAATCTGCGTCACATCACCTTCCGCAACCCCGAAAGCCAATAATAACGGTGTAACAAAACCAACTACTGCGGCCCAAAACTTTCTACTTGTCAACTTACGCTTCCAATCAATTTTCATAATAAATTACCTCCTTTACTTTAAGCCGATAGATGCGGCTAAAAATCCTAATACAATGGAAACCACACCGGTTACAATTAGCCACTTGAATTTCTCCCATTTATCGTTGTCCTTATCCTCCAACTTGTTAAGTCTTGACATTGTTTCGTTCAAGTCTGCCCTCATGTACTTAGTTTCCACAGCTAGCTCCTTGATTGCGCCGATAAGTTCATTATTCTTTTCGATAGCGCAATCGTGTTCGTCTAATCTCCGGGTATTGCTCTTTGATCGACTTTCAACCTCCGTAAGTCTGTGTTCAAAACCTACCTTTTCCTCCGGCGTCATTATCCCTTCCTCCTTAGTTTTAATAGTCATATAGTAAAGCATCCGGGAAACCTCCCTTCTGCGTTCCTATGTTGAAGTTTTTTACCGTAAGCAGCATCAGCGAATCATAATACGTTCCGCTAAAGCTGTTCATGTAAATACTCAAACCGATTCTGTCATACGTTCCGGTGAGCGTAGTAGTATAATCGCCACTGTCAAAATCCGAAGCATTTATTGTACCAACATTTTTAACTGCGTCTATTGTACTTGCCGATGAAGAACCTTGCTTCCTGCAATATAACGATATACTGCCTGCGGGAACCATATTCGGAGTGGTGGATAAATTTGGTGCTGTTCGATAAGTAAAACCACCTTCATAACCAAAAGACACTACCGGGTTCGTCCACAATCCATCTAGGTACACTATTATAGTGCCGCCACCGGATTGCGTGCCGTCCGAAGGGCCGTTCATAAACTTGTATAGCTGCAATGTTCTCTTATCAGTAGATAACGAAGATGCACCTGCGGTAATGCTGTTAGATAACAAGGTCATTATCTTAATATTCGTCCACACGTCGGTCCATGCAGTGCCATTATAGATTCTTACTGCTTGTGCTTCACTACGGACGCCGTTTACTGCCGGACAATAAATAGTGTTAATATCAATACCGTTAATCTTAATCGCCATAACAGCACCTCCCTAGTTAGGTACTATCCACACGGCTGCGGTGTCTGCCGGTGCTGTTGTGGAAACGACTACCGGTGCTGTCATATTGGAATCCATAAGAACGCTCCAATTATACCACGCATCCGTTGCACCATACCGATGATACAATTTTCCGTTGGAGCAAAAGGCTAGTTCGTGAGCATCACCACCACTGAAATCCACCCAACCTCTTATACCCATAACAAAGGAGTATTCAGTGCCAGTTCCGATCAAACCCATTGCTTCATTATTCTTTAAGCCTGCCACTTTTAATACGGAATTGTAATCATTAGGCTGCGTTTGTTCAAGCCTTTTATCCGTGTCTGCCCTAAGCGAATCAATGATATACTTATAACTGTCTACCATTAAAAATTCGTCTGCATGGCGACCATCCACCATATCAGCATTACCACCGTCTGAAATATCTCTCCAATCACTCCACTGTGTGGCGCCATTCCTCCACGCACAATAATACACTCTATCATCATCACCAGTGGTCTTAAACAATGCAACATATTCCGAACCATCAGAACCCTTGCGAATTTCTAACTGCCCCCACGAATAGGGAAAGGTAGAATCTGCTGCTTGCACATAATAATTACATTCCTTTGTAGGCGTTGGCATGGTATGTATTGTTTGCACTGCCCTTTTAACATAATAATCTGCAATTTCATAACCATCACCATCGGCAATAGCCTTCCCTACCTTCGTAGCCCCACTGATAATATTAGCCACACTCTCCGCACTGGCAACTAATCCTTTTGCTATGGCGATTTTAAAATCAGCCCAACTCATAGAAATACACCTCCAATAATATAATTTAGTTATCTTTGGTGTATTTCTAAGGCTGAACCTTAGCTTACTCTGTAACTACTTCCCAACCCGCCGGATATTCTTCCGGGGAATAGGTATTGCCATTCATCAAGGACTTATACAACGCTCCGTTGTAGTCCACAATATCTCCGATGTTATAGGCATCATGGCCGCCGGTAGGTCTACTCCAAATCGGATAACCTGCATCGGTTAAGCCAATCGGCGTATACAATGCTCTGTTCTCACTCGGAAGCCAATCTTCCTGCGAAACATGGTCCTGCTCAACACGATACAACTGTGGATCGCCCACGCCGTTCTCTCCGTAGCTGAAAATATCGTCCGTCTTGTATGCCTTGCCGACTTCCCACTTCGGGTAAACGGTTGCAACTTCCATTGCTTCTTCATCCGTCAAAGAACGAATGAACATCTGAACTGCCTTACGGAACTGCTCTGCCATCTGTAATTTCGTCATGCCTTAGCCCTCCAATCCTAACATGGTATTGATAATCTCGGTTGCTTCGCCGTCACCGGAAACATTGATATTCTTAATCTGTTCCTTTAAGCCGGCATTCTCCGCAGTAATTCTTGCGTTCTCTGCGGTGATACGCTCGTTGGAGCTTAACAGCATAACCATCTGGCTTTCCACACTCGCAAGGTGTAATTCAACCTTGTAAACGCCGTCCTTATACAATGCTTCAAAAGCGTTGTAACCTACATACTCGCACTTCAAGGCATTGTCCTCGAAATACTGGATCGGTTCTTCGTTTCCGTTCAGCACTGCCTTTAATTCCTCGAAAGAAGCAGCGGTTTCGTCAACCTCGATACGAAGCACCTTTTCGCCCCTGCCGTAATCGTAGGTATAAGCAGAAAGACTTAATACCTCGATATCGGTTTCTCCAATAATGATCTTTTTCATGTTTTACCTCCTTAGTTTCCAGTGAACTTAAACCTTATGTTGTCACATACCACATTGCTTATACTTGCTCCGCACGCCACGGCAACCGGAGAAGTTGGTCTACTGAAAGTGAACTGTACTTGCGTAACCGTATAATTACCTCCAAGCGTTCTCTCAACAACTCCTGCATTGTCTTTTGACAAAAATCCAGTGGCAATTACTACATTTCCACTACGCACTTGATATTGTACCAAGCAATCCCAATAGTCCGGCGCAAATGTAAATGAAAACTTTTGCGCATTTGGAATGTTTAAATCAAGTGCGAAGAAGTTAAAATAATCTTCGGAATCTCCCCTTACAGCAACGTACAATTCCTTTCCGTTATCTCTAATATTATAAGACGAACCACTATTTGCACTGAATGCTTGCAATGTGATATATCTGTACGCCCTCCACTTTTCTATCCACGAAGCTGTGGCAGCATCATAGGCTTTTGCGCTCTCTGCTTCCACCCATGAATTTGTTGCGGTGTCAAAGCGTTTTACGGAATCCGCATCAACCCAAGAAGCGGATGCGGTATCGTATCGTTTCAGCATATCGCCACCTCCTTAGTACACCCACAATGCGGATGTATCACTCGGAGCAGACGCTTGAATAGCGACTTTAGCGGAGTTTCCGTCGTGGTGGATTGTTCTTTGATTTCCGCTCGTTGTAGTAACAACAGGGTTATCAGCTCCATGAAAACCGATAGCGCCCAATGACTCGCCTCTTAACAAATATCCTATTTCAACCCCAGGGCTTGCCTCATGTGTATTATTTACCCTTAAAATCGTATAAGAATTTGCGGTAATTTCTCCACCGGTCTTAGGTAAAGCATACGCGGAATAATTGCCGGTGTGGAGGATATCGCCAAGAAAACCACCGACACTACTTAATAATCGCAACACATGTGTACTTTCAAATCCAATATAACCTAAAACGCCATCTTTTCCCTCAAATTGTACATAGGAGTTATTGCCGTTTGCATTTTTCAATCCTAAAGGAAGATAATTTTGAGCTGTTACCGTTCCACCCGTAAGCGGTAAGTAGTCTTTGTTTAAATCAAACCACCCGCTCCAAGTTCCACCAGCGCAGTAGCGCTGTTTAGGAGTTTCGATACCGTGTAAATGATATGCTGTTTGTACGGTAGTTCCTCCCTCACCACCCGATATTACAAGCCACCAATTATCATTTGGTACATTCTCACAATATCTCACCACGGTTATACCAGTGTAAAAAGCGTTTAAGTCGTTTACACTGCTTACCCAAGCGTTGCTACCGTCTGCTTTTATGTAGTTCTCAAGGTCTGCATTCGGAGCAAAATACCCACTATCGTGACCGTCCAACTTATCGGCGTTGCCGACTTTGGTAGTACCGTCTACCAATTCCTTCTTACTAGGAATTAGCCCTTTTTTAATTGCTATCATTAGTTCAGTCCAATTCATTTATCATCAGTACCCCTTTCTTATCTTAATTATAGTATTTTTTCAAATTCTTTTCGTACCATATATAGTTCCTTTAAGAAATCGTAGTAGTGATACTGCCGTCAGAATTGAAAGTTGTTGTCATAACAATCTTCTTTCCGCTTGTACCGGTGAACGTTTCAACAACACCGCTGTTATTAAACACCGTTACCTTAGTTCCGGAAGGTCCGGTTTCCGTAATGCTGCCATCGGCATTAAATACCGTTGTTCCTGCTACAAATCCCTGCAACTGCATGAATAAATCTCTGTTCATTGGAGTACCTTCGATACTAGGGTTATCCGCCCTCATCATATCGTAAGTGTTCTCTTGTCCGCTTACTGGCGCAAGTATTACCCTTCCTGCATTTGCCGGCACTCTGTCAATTACATCAATAATCATTTCTTACACCTCCCCGGAATATAAATCACCGCTGAAAAACCACACGCTCATCATGTTGTCTAGCAGTTTGTTTACGTCAAAAATTATCTGTTCAATATCGTTTGCTTCCTTGTAGGTAAGTCCTGCAATACTCGTTGGTACTTGCGGCGTAGTACTAAGCGTTGCAAAAGCGTTTCTAATTATTCTCACATTGTCAAGATACCGGTTCATATCTGCCATTGTAGGCAAGTCGCTCATGGTCCATGTTTTTATCGTACCAATATCCACACGATAGCCGCGCTCTCTCAACTTGCCGGTCAAATACTGCACCGCTTCTTCTACTCTGTTTAAATCAGTGTAGTTGTACGCTCCCTTCATATTAGAAAGCCATTCTGTTTTTTCCGCCGCTGTCAGATTTGCGAAACCCTTATTACGAAGGGTAAGATAACGCTCAACATCGGCAGCACTTCTATCCGTTATTAAATTCATTCTCTTACCCTCCCTTTATAAGTTCCTTTGAATCCGCCAGTGAAACTATAATTGATCTCCGTTATCTGCACTTCTTTGGTTGCGTATTTACTTTCTACCGTAACCTTATCCAGTGCGTCCAACCGAATATCTGCTCTGTACGATCCGGACATTGTTTTTCTGTCCTTGATAATGCCCTTCGCCCACGAAGCAACCGCATTCGCATTACTTGCTGTGGTAATCAATGGGTTCTTCATGGTCTGTACTTCGCCAATGGTATTATTTTCTGCGTACCCCAAACCGTCATTTACGGAAACCGCTTTCAGTTCCTTCGTAATGTCGTATTCCGGGTGCGCATAACTAACGTCTTGTGTGATTTCATAATCTGTCAGCGTTTCGTCCAGTGGTTCTATACGCAATACGCCGCCTCTGTCTTGATACATTACGCACTGCCCGGCATTAGCCACCATCTGCAAGATTTCACTGATAATGTACGCCTCATCATCTGTCGAAAAATCCGTAGTGTAATTCTTCAATCTGTTATCCACAGAGTATCGGACCTCTCCGGTTTCAAGCAACGGTAAATCCGCCTGCGTCAATGCAGCTATTGCAATATCGTACAGCGTTCCACTGCGAGAACCGGTATACACGGCATTCATAAAGTCAATACTATCTCTTGCGGTAAACGTAGCCTCCAAACCGTTCATAGGCGTACTCCATTCCGACATATAGAATGTTCCGCCGTCTATCCATTCAGTGCTGTTACCTACCTTCATTCCGTACTTAACCTTCAACGCCTGCCGCTGCAAGAGGTACTTTTCTGCGCCTTCCTCATTATCCGGGTTCCACTGGCCGTTGGTATTATCCAAACTGAACGTAATAGCGTTCTTAGGAAGCGTACCACTAAGCAAGTCCACAGATTGAGCGTGGGTATAGGACATTAAATCGTCTTTCGTATATACAATGTCCGTACCTATTACAAAGTAAGTAAGTCTGGCCCTACGGTGCGGCCTGCTCCACTTCAATATCTCAATGGAGATTTTGTTGTACTGCTGCAAATCTGCATCAATAACGGTTCTTACCTCCGTGTTGCCTTCGTACAACTGATTAAATACCTCTGTACTGCCGTTATACGCTTTCACCCTAAACGATGTCGCGTATTCGCCGTATTCATTACTCCACGTTACAGTAAGGCCCGGTACTAACGGAATATGCACTTTACTGAACGACACCGATACTACCGGAGGTGTTGAGAACACCCCGGCAGCATCACACATCACATTACCAACATATCCGGTATCACCATAAGGGGCAGAATCCGGTAACACAATCTGTTCTCCGTTCAGCCCCCAAATATTATGCTCCAATGTAGCATAGTGTGGAGGTGATTTAATCGTAGTATCAGTAATATCCGCAGTATCGGCGTATGTCGCATTCCCGTTACTACTTGCAGTGCCATCCTTCTGTACGTCCGGATCAGTAACAGAATATTCAATCTGTATAAACTGCTCCGGAACAATCATTTCACGCTGCGCTGTTTTCCATGATTCTGTTACACTCTGCATACACTACACCTCCCCGTCAGACTTCTACCAATGATAAACTACACTCCGTATAACCCATAACGTCACCGGTGTCCGGATCGCGGCGCCACATTCCAGCTTTTCGATCCGAAACATACATCGTTCTCGTTACCCAACCGGCAACCGTCTGATCGTAAAACTCTACTTCGTTGTAGAAATTCTTCTTGAATAGGCTTAATATTGAAGCCCACTGCTGCGCCGTTAGGTATCGCCAACTCAACTCCACCTTCGCCACATCATTGCGCACTACAGAACCAACCACATAGCCTTTTACATTTCTTGCACTATCCACAATGGTACTTGTGGTTCCGCTATAAGAGGACGGTTCCGGAAGTGCCGTTCCTGCAATTATTACTAATGATTTCATTCACAACACCTCCTAGTAACCATACCCAAGCTGATTTCCGAAAATCTGCTTACCGCGTTCCGATTCCGTTTTCTTAACGGAGGAATAAATCTGCTTACCGTCAAGATATACGTTGATGTTCTGGCTTTCCTTGTTGCCACCGTTACCCATAGCTGCCACAACTGCGCTGTAGACACCCTCGGAAATACCGGCGATAATCTGCTCGTTATTAGCAACTACGGACTTACCGTTGTTGAACTTACCGGCAATCTCACCTTGATTCATGGTGAATAAACCATCTTCAAGGAAACCACCGTCTGCGTAGCGTTTCGTAATCTGCGGAATGCTAATTAACGATACATTCTTAGAACTCCAACCGATACTCGGAATACTACCAAGCGTCTTTCCGGTGATAGGGTTCTTTATATCCATTCCTTCAAAAACGGTAAATCCCGGAATAGTAAAACTCAACTTATCGTTTATCCAACCGATAAAGTTATTAAGTTTTTCAATACCGGTATTCAGCGCATCTTTGATGCTCTGAACAAAACCTTCTTTTACGCCAGAGAATACGTCCGTCCAATAAGCAATGGTGAATTTCGGCTTTACGTTTTGAGTAAACCAATTTGACAACTCATCCCACTTGTTTACAAACGCTTCTTTTATCCTTCCAAATACTTCAAGGAATTTTTCCTTTGTAAGATTTTTGGAAACACCGTTAAAAAGTCCGGCTACAATGAATCCACCACCACGTTCAAACAATTTACTAGGGCTGTGAATTTCATTCTTATCTCTGAACCAATTCCAAGGCCAGAAAGCCCACTCATACCACTTCTTCTTTCTTGACTTCATTTCAGCATCAGCGCCTTCATAAAGTCCTGCGGAAAGATTCATACCCATATCTGTAAGGTTTTGCTTCAACTCCGGCGTCAACGCAACCACCTCTCCGGTAATAGTATTCTTAATTGCGGTAACAGTGTTCGTGGATTCATCCGTTACTAATTGCAGATTATCCACAAGGCCCTCTGCTATATGGGTGTCAATGTTTTTTCCTGCGTCCTTCGCTGCGGTTAAGGTTTCAAGGTACGATGTATCAGTAGACAATTTCTGCCCTACTAAGTAATTGATTGAATCAACATTACCTAACATTGCACCAATCGTATGAGCGTCTACAAGTCCTTGTGAAATGTTTGCCGGCACTGCTTTGCCCGCATCCTTATAGCTTGCAGCCAACGTTTCCATTTCCGTAATATCCGGCTTCAACGCATCATACAATTTTTTCATTGCCTCGCTAGTGGCCTTATCCATATCAATTCGGGAGAACTCATCTTCCAACTGCCACTGAACTTCTTCAACAATCGCACCTCCAAAATTATACGGATTTTCCACATACTGTATGGTGGTATTATAAAAAGCGTCGTTTAACATATCAGTAACAGATTGACTTACAATAGGTGAAGCAAGCGCCATTTGGTCCGAAAACGATCTCATTACAGTATCAATATTGAAGGTGAACGCGCCCATCTGAATTTCAGAGCTTTGCGTTCTAAACTCCGTATCAATATCAGATACAACTTGATCGTATATCTTCTTCGCTTCCGCTTCGGACATTCCTTCAAGAATGTTCTGGTCGAACTGCATCTGCGCTAACTGCAAGTTTTCCAATCTGATTTGCTCTAAATTAGAAAGCTGCTCGGAAATAACTTCCCTTGCTTCATCCCTAATTGCTTCATAGCTGCCAACCGTCATTTTCACGCCGGTGCTATCCAATTCAAGGGCCTTCATTTTTGCCTTAAATTCCGTGTCGCTAATATAGGAAAGAACTTCTTGAATTTCCTCCTGCAACTTAATAGCTTCTTCCAACTTGTCCGGAATCCACTCACCATCAACGAAACCGCTTGAAACTACGCCCTTTAATTCCTCGCCTAAACCATTTAATTTTACTTGATTTGAAGTAAGGAAATCTGTCGCAAATTCAGAAAGACTAGCGCCAGTAGCAGTTTTATCAAGCAATACATCCACAGCGATCTTGTAGCTGATAATCTTACTTTCAAAATACTCATTAGATGAAGATATTAAATCTTCAACCGCTTTACTGTAAGATTCCTCGTTTACCTCCAAGCCCATTTCAGCCTTGATATTCAGCACTTCCAAATCACTTAAAGCCGCTGTTAATTTTTCCTTTGCCTGCTCTACTAACTCCTGCTGCTCCACATACAAATCAATCTTCATGGTAACATCCGTTGTGGTTAAGTTAGCAACAAATTCGCTAATATCAGCCGAAGTCATTTCGAAGTCACCAAAACGATCCTCTAACTGCTGCTTTACTTCTTCCTTGAACTTTGCGGACGCACCTAATGTAATTCCGGTAATAGAAACCGCAAGCGCTGCGCCAATGCCAATAGCCCAACCCAACGGTCCAGTTCCAAACGTCAGCAATGCACCACCAACAGAAAGCGCGCTTCCGATAACGGTTTTAAGAACGCTCATAACGTCTGCTTCGCCCTTGCCAATATCAAAAGAACCGGAAAACGTAAGAGTAAGTCCGGTTAAGGATATTGCAAGTCCTGCCGTTTTTGAGAAAGCAAGTTTTTCGTTAGTGAACATTTTGAAGAACCCACTTACATCACTAGCAACCTTCCAACTGATAATTGCAGCACCAATCAACTTAACGACTTCCCACAAATTCTCCATTTGAGGTACTAATTCGTCTACTTGACTTTTCACGTTTGCAAATATCGACTTATCCCAAATGGATTCAATGTCAATACCAAGGTCGCTGCCGTAGGAATTGCCAGTGCCGCTTCCGAAATCATTCGAATCAATTACATTTAATTCGTCAATTCCGATCATTGCCTTCTTCAATTCCTTTGCGTTTTCTGCCGCTTCTTCCAATCCGGTATCAAGTCCTTTCACACTGGAATAATCAATGGTAGGAAGCGTAAAACCGACAAAATTTGCGGCAGCTTGTGCGGCAGATGCAAGAACCTTGACAAATGCTTGCAAGTAAGGCAACACCTTCATTATGATAGGAATAAACACGCTTCCGAGCGTCCTTGAAAGCTCTGCTAACTGCTGCTTTAAAATACGCATGGCATTCGCACTACTCGTTACGGTCCTTGCCATATCACCGATTGCGCCCATATCCGCAGCCTGCTCCACCATAGCCGTATATCGAAGGGTAGCTTTCTGCGCTTCTGTCATTTCACGAACAGAAAGAGAAATGCCATGATTATATGCCACTTGCTGCAAGGATGCTTCGGATAACGCAAAACCCAACCGTCTTAACGGTTCAAGCTCTCCGGCAATACCACTCTGCACCTTTGCAAACGCGCCATCACCTTCTGCATCCAGTGAGATATTATAGAACGAAGAAAGGTCATAGGATAACTCCGTCAAGCCCTTACTCATTTCATAAGCTGCATCTGTGGCAAGTCCGAAACCTTTTGCCATACTCATAAAGATACCTTGATTTCGGATAAACTCTGAAACATCCACACCTAGGGCTTTGTTTACGGTTTTTGCATAGTCCATTGCTTCATCAGCATACTCGCCCATAGCAACGGTAAACAAGTTTACGTTTTCCACGTAATCGTTGATGTTGTTCACCCATCCACCAACAACAGAATATACCTTATGCGCAACATAGGTTATACCGGCAAACTTAACCCTCAAACTCGTTAGCGTGGCTGCCAATTTCTCCGTTGCCGGAGTTGCCGAAGCAGTAGACTTAGAATAGCCATTCATGGAACTTGCAGCCTTATTTACCGCTTGTGGCATCTTTTTTATCGTACTCAAAGAGGAATTAAGCCCCTTTAAATTGCCAACTCTGGCGATTTTAATTAACGAACCTGCCAATTCGTTAATCATTTGCACTCCGGCCTTACTTGATTCAAACGACTTCAACGCTGTACTTAGCGTGTTCAATCTGTTCTTAACCTTAGTAACGCTCGGAACGCTTTTTAATTTATTTAACGACGCGACAAGGTTATCAATACCCTGCGCCGCATCGTTTGATTGCGATTCAATTTTAATTTGCAAAGAATCAATTTCTGTAGGCATTTACTCACCTCATTTCTTTACAAACCCTAGCATTTTCTGCTTAATGCGCTCCATCTTTTCACGCTGCCTGCATTCTGCTCTCTCCCTCGCTTCTTCCTCTGACAGCGGCAACGGTTCTTCTAAATAAGGTTGAACCTTTGCGCCCTTCTTAGGGAATGCCGGAAGTATTTCAGCAAACGCACCAATGGCATTATATACATAGAATCCCAAACGCCACGCTTCTTGATTGCGTCTTTGTTGCGTTATCTTATGGGCCTTCCTATAATCGGCAGCAAGGGAAGGTTGCCCTTCCCAAAACTGCTCGTATGTCATGCCAATAGATAGGTAGTATGGGAACGCTTCTTCAAATACATCTGTATATGATAGGGAAGCGCTTACTTCACCACTTCCCACACTGCGTTTCCCTCCTCGCTAGGGTTGCCCTCCATTAACGAATTTACTGTGTCAGCATACATCTCCACAAGTGCGGAGATTAAACCGGACTTATTCGGCAATTTGTCGTAAATCTCATCCACTAAACTTCTCTTGATACCGGTGTGGTTCTTAGAGAATGCTCCATGGAAAAGCATCGGGATCATTGTTACCGGCTGTTCGGTCACGGCGTCAATATTGAAGCCCTGCCCTTCCAACATACGGACCGTCTTACGGTTGAACTCTAATTCATAGGTGTTCTTTTCATGTGTGATTGCAATTTTACTCATAGTGATATTCTCCTTTTAAATGATATTCTTTTTTAAAAAGGGCAGTATTTGTTACTGCCCTTTAAGTTACGCTATTGCTTACGCGCCTGCATCAAATGCAACGTCGGTAGACGGTGCAATGTTGATCGTAGCCTCAAGCACTTCGTCAACGCCCTTGCCCGGCAAACCAACAGTATGCTGCCCCTGCCAAGAGAAAGTGCTACCGTCGGAGAACTCCAACGCATAGAACTGCGGCTGTCCTTCGGTTTCCTTAACCTTCTGAAAATCTTCCTTCGTGTAGTTGAAGGTGAAGGTCATCATATCTGCGGACTTGATACCCGGAATGTAGGTCTGCTGTCCGTTAGACATTGTAGTGGTTTCAAGCATATTCGGTTCACCGATTAAGTCCGGAAAATCCTTGATGTCCACAAGTTTCGTGAGTGCTTCTGCACTTGCGCCGCTTTTGAGCGTTACGCCATAGGAACTAATTGCCATAATCGTATACCTCCTTAATTCTTATAGATAACCCCGTCTGCACCAATTACCGCATCGAAGGTTGCCGTAATCTGATACACGGACGAATTGTATACGTCCGGGGTTGCCGTGTACGTTTTTCTTGTAAACCCAAGTTCCACAAGCTGGGTGTCGATAACATTAAAAATGCTTCTCGCTTCGGCCCGTTTTCCATTGGATTTGTTGCTGAAAACTTGTACTCTGTATCGCACTGCCGCAAACTTTTCAGTTTTTGCGGAATCACGCTGAAACTGTCTGTTGTCGATTTCGTCAATGGTTACGGTAGGGAATGATGTGGGAGATGATACATATTCACCGATTACCGTAATGCCGCTAACTGCATTCCTTAATACGGTTGCAGCATCATTAAATATCTCGTTGCTATAATCAATCACTGTTCCACACCTCTCTCGCTATTGTTGCAATCTGTTCTACCATACTGTTTATGGCGTCAAACATAGCCATTGCCGGATCATTACCGGAGGTACGGACCTTTGTTCGCCCGTTCTTTGTGGTAATCAAATGTCCTTTGTTGCCCGGATCACCGTTGTAATCCCACCAACCCGGATTCTTACCTAAACCTTTTCCGTATGTACCATGCGCCGGCTGCTGATAATCAGCAAATCCCGGATGCTCCGGGTGTCTAATGCCAGTACCAAATTCGATAAAACCAACCGCTTCACCTTCCGCATAAATGGTAGCTGTCGTGCCGTTCTGCTCTACTCTGCAAGTAACATCGTTTGTACCCGCATATAGCGCCTGCTTGAACTTAACACTTGCTACATTCAGCCCTAGCTGTGCAATTCTGCGTACCATTTCAGTTTCTTTTTCAGCCAACTTCATTTTGTATTCGGTTAGCTGTTTGATTGCCTTATCAATGCTTTTCTTGTCATAAGGATTTATTGTAATCTGCAATTAAATCACTTCCCTTACTGCAATGAGAAAACCATTCAGAGAATCAGCAACCTTTACTACCTCATACGTTTTGGCTTCAAACTGTATCAGCGCACCTTCAACGGCAATCGGACAATTCTTTTCAGCCACACAGATTGTACGGCTATAGTTAGTCAGACTACCGAATGCCCTTACAGCTTCTTCACCAACCGCAGAGGAAATATTTGCGCTATACTCGGTGTATTCCGTGTATATACGCTTCACTTCAAGAGTGTCATTTCCCCATTCGTCCTTAATGGATTCCGTACCGGTAGGCAGTGCATACATCATTTTGCGCTTGTTCTTATTCAGACTTCGCATTGACACCACCTACCTTCGGTACGATCATCCCTAATAAAGAAGGAGAAATAGAAGAACTCTCGTAGCTCCGAGAAATACCATTCTCACTGTGAGACACCTCACCTTCTGCACCCTGCTTCGAAAACAATTCAAGTGCGATTTTCACCTGCACTGTTTCGTACTTAGGTTCCATCTCTGTACCTTCCGGGTAGCCGAATGGGTATCTGCGGTTCAGCACGATGCTTTTCGCATCCTCCAAATAGGTGAGCAATAATTCCTCACTTACAGAATCATCACCTATCTGTGCCTTCATTCTTTCAAGCACTGTCATTATTACTCACCTCCCGGTCCTTAATTAAGCAGCAGTGATCTTGAATGCCTTACCGAAGTCGGTAATAGCAACAACGTAGTACTTTCTGCTCCAAACGGTGTTCTCACGGATGTCCTTATTTCTATCCTGCTCTACCTCCGTACCCTTCTTGTTGAATACGGTAACTGCGCCTCTAGTACCACCAACGATAGTACCCTGCGTAGCGTCCTTCTTCACATAAAGGTTTACGCCTGCAACAGTTCCGAGGTAGCCGGTTCTTGCAAAGGATTCATTGTACTTTAACTCATCCTTTAATGCCTTACGGAGAGCAGCCATATCCTTCGGGTTTACCCATGCGAATACTTCTGCCTTAGTAGCATCGTCTGCGCCCTCAACGTTTAAGGTTGCTACAGCGTCAGCGAAAGCGTCAAAGCCGAAACCACCGGTAACGGTGTGTGCTTCGTCTGCCTTTGCAAACTCTGCGTAGATGTCTGCATTAACAGTGTTGAACATATCCACAGCCATGTGACGCACGCCGGTCTGAACAACTAACGGATCGGTCATTGCTTCCTCATCGAAGTACTTAAATCTGTTCTGCGCACACTGGATGGTGTACTCTGCATCGTTGTAAGATACTTCAATGCTCTTGCTGTTACCTACGCCCATAGCCACCTTTTCGGTGCCGTTGGTCGCACGATACTGATTGATAATCTTCTTCATGCCGGCAGTGCCAGTAAGAGAATTATCAACTACTGCGAAACGCAGTAAATCAAGATGGGAATTGTACTGATCCTCAATCTCATTCGCCAAAACAAAATTTTCATAGGTCTGATTTGCCATGATTTTTTACCTCCTTATTCGTACATTGCTTTGTATTCCGCAGGATGTTCGTTAGCGTATGCCTGCTTTTCAGCAAGTGTCATACCGGACAATTCCTGCTTTGTCTTAATGCTCGTACTATCTCCCGGCGGCGGAGTAGGTGTATTATTAACAAGCTGCTTTTCAATCGCCTGCTGCATTGCGGCATTATGTACTGCATGGTTTTTGAAAACCGTCTGCATATCACCCTCTGCCATTGCCTTAGCAGTAGCGGCTGCCAACTTACCCTCATAACCGAGATTCAATAAGCTGCTTGTGTACTCTGCAATCTGCTTTTCAGATTTCAGCGCATTCAGCTCCGCTTCCATACTCTGAAAACGTTCTTCTGCTTCCTGCTTTGCCGTTTCTTCGGCAGATTGCTTTTCTCTAAGCTGCTTTTTGTAACCGGCTGCTTCACTTGCGGTCTTGTCGAACATTTCCTTCGGTACATACCCGGAGTAGTCCGGCGAAGGAATTTCGAAAGATTCCAATGCCTTCAACTTTTCCTCTGCGGTCATATCCGCATAGCCCTTAATGGTACTCACATCAATTTTCATAACTTTAAATCCTCCTTGCGTTTTTATAGCTTCTCTGCTCTTTGCGCTTTTAACGTGCATCTCCGCACAATATAAAAACACCGAAAAGATAACCTCCTAGTATGGTTATCTATCCGGTGTTCTCGACACTCTTGAAATGATATTCTTTTTTCTGTCCGTAGGAATCACTATGAACCAAGTGTACTTGCATTTATTGCACTTGATTTCCACAGTGCCTACGTCTGCTTGAAATAGCAGTTTGGAACAATGGGGGCATCTTACCTCTCTCACTTCTTACCAACCTTCTTTGGCTTCGGCTTCGGTTGATCTACAACCGGTTCAATCGGCTTTTCAACCGGCTTCGGCGCACACGGTTTCATTTGTCTGCAACTAACCTTCATCGTCCTCACCTTCCTTTACTGCCTCATAGTAGCACCGACAACCGTAATGTGTTTTCTTCGGCGCTTTTTCTATAGGGTAGATTTTATTTTTTCTTGACAAGCATACTTCACACACTCTGTTGTCGTCCTCTGTTATCCATCGAACCTTCTTAACTCCAAAGTCCTTATATGCCTGCATTGCTGCTTCGTCCGTAACGTTTATTCCGTACTGCGCTGTCTGCTTCCACAGAAGATTGAACGCGGTGGCGAACTCCTGCTGTTTCTTCTTTGTGGCGATTAACGCCTCTGCAAACCTCGCACGTTTACGGTCAATCTCATGCTCGTAAACGTATTTTGTTATAACATCATATCCTAACAGCAGCGCCAGTAACCATTCCCTATCCGGTGGGGTTTCGCTCGTAGGATAGATTTCTCTGTAAACCTTCTTAGCAATCTCCAGATACGCATTCTCGTTGAGGTCGTTCAGCATCTTGTACATTTCCTTTGAACGCTCAATTACATTCAGCGTTTCAAACTGCGTACTAATCAGTGCCTTATACCGGCTGAATATCCTCTGATGGTCCGTTTTCAGTATCTTCAAAATCTGGTCTGTTTTCTGATACATCGTCTATCTCCCATTTCGCTAAGTATTTCTTACTCTGGATTGCGACATCGGTAGGATCATTCCAAATTCCGGCAGTAGCAATCGCAATCTCCGGAGAAATGCCGGCGTCTAACAACTGAATCATGGCCTGCACCTTAGTAAGAATGTTGTCCGTATGCCGTCTTGCAAACTTAGCTTCGATATGCTCAACCTTTAAATCCAAATCCGCATTAGCGTGAAGGATTTTCAGCGCTACCTTCAAGAACTGCTTTTCGGAACGCTTGAACATCGTTTCAATGGACTTAGCATTTGCTTCTGCCGCTTCCCATCCATCTCGCAACTGTACGGCAGCGCCGGTGTCAGAGGTGGAGCTGCCGCCGTTACGATTAGGAAGTCCACAAATGGTCAGTATCGTCTGGTAAAGGTCGTCTACTAATGTTTGAATATCGCTCTGCTTCATGGAAGCTGCAAGGTACTTCGCGTCCGTACCCTCCGGCAGCGCCATCATCTTCCATTCATTGATATTCCTTACTGTTTCTTCGTCAAGCTCCGCACCGATAACGGCAAGGAAACTATTAACGAACTGTACAATATCGTCAAGTCGGTTGCTCTCGATTTCATTGATTGCATCTAACAGCGGCAATACCACTTCGAAAGCACCAAGCATTGCATTGTCTGCTCTGTATTCTACAATAGGGTTTCCGCCCAAGTGAAGCGGCTGCGCTGTTACATTCAGCATATCCGTTTCAAAGTACATCGTATCGGTATACACGGAATAGATTCTTCCGAGGTTTTCCTTATCAACATACGTTACCGAAGCAACTACCGGGTGGCCCAAACCACTGTACCGGATAACGAATGTATTTCGCGGATCAAGGGTATAGATACTAAGCGTGTCGGTAGGCATTGTCATGCGATAACCCAAACCGGAAATAAGCATCCACTCCGCAAGTTCCTTGTCGGCAGTAGCCTTGTCTGCAAGGTACATGTGATCGTTCAGCGTGGCAATATCAGCAGTAAGGTTCGCTTCGTCACCTCTGCGGATATACTGGATCGGTTCACCGAAGCAGTAACCCAACTTGAAATCTACGATTTCCTTCGCTCTATTCACCCACACCTTGTGGTTGATATTCTCCCGGATTTCCTTCGTCTTTTGAAGAATCGGCGTCTTGCCCTTGTAGTAATCGTAAAGGTACTGAATATCATCGCTGTTCGTCTGGTGTACAGTAACAGCCTTTGTCAGTACAGATATTAAATTTTCACTTGTGATTTTTTCTTCATCGGTATAAATCACCGTTCTGCCAAATAACTGTCGCATTTCAGCACCTCCATTTACCTTGATTATATACATAAATTACTACATATTGCTATATCTCCAATGCACAAGCACTAAATATCGAACCCAAGCAACTAAATATCGAACTGCTAGATCGGACGCTTGCCTGCCTTCACCTTCTTAACGCCACCACTAAGGTACGCCACTAGCTGCGCCATACTATCCGGTGCATCATCATGCGGGTTCTTCGTAGTGAAACTCAATGCTGTCAACTCATTCATTGCCCTGCGGTAATCATCGTCACGAAACTGCTCCGCAAGGAAATAGATATTCTTAATGTCCGGGGCGTGCTGTTCGATTCTTGCCATCTTACTTACGTTGTTCGGCGCCTTCTGCGAAGTGATATTACACCGGTAATCATGGTCCGTTCTCAACTTACGATCTATTTCGTCCGCATACTCTCTACCACCATTATTCGATTCAAACTGCCCCTTATGCGGCTTATGGTACAGTATCTTGCCTACCATTCGCGGCATTGTCACAGACTTATCTCGCTTATCAAACAGCCAATCCACGATATACCAATCTTCACCGTATACATAGCAGATAGGCATTGACAGACTATCCGTACCACCCCACGCAACATCCACAACGAATGCTTTCATATCCGGCTCGCATTCCGGCAGCACACCGTTGTAATATTTAAGGCCATCACTAGGGAACGCAAGTCCTTCCTTCTCAATACCACGCTGCATGAATAGACAGCTATAATCTACCGGATCAAGCGACTTCTTGATTTCAATTATCTTCTCCTTCGTGTACCGGTCCGGGTGTTCGAACTCAAAGTTACTCTCACCAAATTCATCTTCAACCGGAATAGCAATAAACTTATAGCGCGGATCGCCTTCATGCTCTGCTTGCATTCTGCCTATCGGATCATACAAACTCCACCGGGTTCCAAGCTGTATCTGTTTTACGGAATCACCGATCATACGAGTGGTAAGCGTTGCCGTGTAATCTTCATATAGCTTCTGCAATCGCTCCGGAGAACGTGCCATTTCCTTGTTTGCCACAAGGTCATCGGTTACAAGGTATCGGTTCGCTCTTGTTCTACCGGTGACAGAACCACCCAACGAAACTAAACCCAACGAAGGGAAGTCACCCGGCCTACGGTACGAAATGGTCTTATACTCCGCTGATATGTCCGGCGTTCCAATTCCCGGAAAGATTTCATTGAAACGGTACTCCGCAGTATCAGTAAGCATGGCCTTTACGGAATCAAGCATGAGCTTTATCATGCCGTCCGAATACGAAACGTACATATTCTGGCTTTTCGGTTCCCTGCCGATAATATTCGACAGCAAGAACTTAATCATTGTGGACTTTCCAGTACCCGGCGGACACGATATACCCAAATATCTTGCTTCCGGATCGTCCATGTACTCTTGCAACTGTGTTGCTACTCCATGCTTACCTTCCCACACTTTTCTTCGTGGAATCCAAAACCTTGCATTCGGTTCTCGATTGAGTTCCATCGCTGTCATAAAATCGTCAAAGCAATATTGCCCTGCGTAAAGGTATGTTTTTTGCAACAAATCATACATCTCTACGCTTTGAATCTTCTTACACTCTGAACGAATCCATTTTATGTAGTGGTCTACGCTTTTTCGGTCATCAATTCCAACTAAAACACTAAAAGCATCTTTTAAGGATTCTTCCGTTTGATGTGGTAATAATTTAATTTTCTCGATAATATCTACTGTCATGCTATTTCCTCCTTGCGTTTCCACACATATCCTGCACTTGTTTTGCTCTTACCTCTTATACACCCATATATGCCACGTTGACTTATACTAAGTTCCCTACTAGCATCTGCTGCACTATCCCATTCTCTGACAAACTCACCTTGCAACGTATATTGCAGAATAGGTTTCTTATGCCATTCAGCAGCCGCAGCCGTTGCTTGTGGTGGTATTCCGGCAGCCTTCTTAGCAATTCTCATTTTCTGCAAACTTTCTTCTGTGTGCTTTCTGCCGGTATGAACAATACTTAATTTCTTCCGAGTTTCCTCACTTGCTTTTTTACCTAACTGTCGCTTTCGCAAGAACTCACGCACTTCTTCTGAACGTTTCAAACCTTTATTTCTAAGAGAAATAGTTTTCTTCTGTTCCTCTGTCATTTTCCAACCATTAGTTCCGTCACCACCGGCTGTGAGATTATATCCATTTGGTGACATGGAATTAAATTTTGCTATATACTCAATTTCCTTTTGTTTCGCTTCTTCTTCCGACAAACCACTTTCTAATATTTCATGCGAAAAACCTTCATTCCAACCGTATTTCTTAATGGCATTGTAGAAGTGCCTATTCGACCAATAGCCATTTCCATTGCTCCATCTTTTCTCCGGTTTCTTTCCGGTAATTCCAATATAAATCTTTCCGTTTACTAAATTCGTGTGCTTATATACACACCAATTCTTATCCATCATGTACATTTCCCTCCTTGAACGTAAAAAAGAGTACCCACCACGGCCTATGCCATGATTAGGTACTCTCTGGTACTCTGTACTCCGTATTCAATTATTCCAACAACTGCAATTTCAGTTCTGTTACCTCACTAGACAATTCCAATACTTTATCGTTACTATCCTGCAACATTTCCTTTACTGTTTCGTAGTGGACTTGCAACATTGCGTTCTGCTCCTCCAACTCCGTCACACGGCTTCTCCACGACAACCCCGTTACAACGCAACCCGCAATGAACATTACCACACACAGTAATACTACTAATAGTTTCTTCTTCATTTGTATATACCTCCTTATGTTGGGGAGTATACTACTTTTTTACAGATTTTTCAACCTACCTTCCTATAGAACGTTGCCCTACTAATACCCAACCTCTTGCAAGTGTCAGCAACCGTTTCTCCCGGCAACTGTCTTACTTCAACCTCTATCTCCGGTCTACCGAATCCTTTACCGGTTTTTGCAGATACCTTCTTTCCGTCCACAACTGGCATTGCTGCAATACCTTCTTCCCTACGCTTCTGTATTTTCACACGCTCCTGCTCTGCGATTGCCGACAACACTTCGATAAGAACATTGTTTATCATCTTGATAACCCATTCTTGCCCTTCAATCTCAATCAGCGTGGTAGGAATATCCAGTATACGAACAATAACACCATGCTCCGCAAACCATTTCAATTCCTCTTTTACCATATCAGAGTTTCTGCCTAACCGGTCAAGTTCTTTTACAACAACTTCATCTCCACACGCTATGCAGGACTTCATGGCTTCGTATTCCTTACGCTCAAAATTCTTACCGCTTTGCTTGTCGCAGAATACCCGGTCTATATCGTCCTTATAATTCTTTGCAGCTTCTAACTGCCTTGCCAAATTCTGATCCTTAGAACTTACTCTTGCGTAGAAGTATCGCATGATTTCACCGTCCATTCCTGCTTGTCTGCTAATTTGCTTCTTACAACAACTTCACAATCCATTGCAGCAGCAAATTTAACCAACGTGTCAACACTCATATCCTTTGTGGTCTTGTCGTTCAGCCTATTGGCAACTGCTGTTACACCTTTATATCCCAATTTCTCTCTTAGAGATTCTAAGGTGTGTCCTCTCATTTTCATAATCTTTTTTATAATCTCTTTCGCTGTCATTTGTCCGAACCTCCTTTGCTTTGATTACATTGTATCACATACACGATTTCGTGTCAACACTTTTTTGTGTAATAAGGGCCTTTTTATTTTTTTTGCAGGCGGAAGGTGTTCACCCCGCCCCGCCGGGGTTGCGCCGATCCCCCTCCGGGGGCCTTGAATGGATCATGTAATTTTTTCGCCAGAACCAAAAACAAAACAATGTTTCAAAAAGTAGAGTATTTGATACACAAAAATAGATACACAAAAAAGTGTAAAAAGATATACAAAACTCATTGACAAATACACGAAAATGTGTATAATAGAATCAGATACACAAAAACGTGTAAAATAAACAACCCAACAACGAAAGGAAGGTACAACATTATGAAGAAAGAAAACTATGAACACTGCTTAAACATTATTGAAGAAATGGAAAAATATAGCGAAGGCTATATGTACAAGTACGAAGGCAACGAATACGATACTAGCGACATGGAAACAGTAGAGAACGAAGAAGGCGAAGAAGGTTACATGATCGAAGAAGAATTTGTATGTATTGACGATATGGAACAGCTTTCTTTATGGGATTATTTCAACGATTGCTTAGATATTAAGTACACTGTAAACAGTAGTAAAGAATATTGCGGCGTTCAAATTATGGTAACCTGCGGCGGCCCTAACATTTACATTGATACAAATTCCGGTTGCGTTGAATTGTATTGGTGGGGCGAAGATGCAAAAGCTGCCATGAGTGGCGACTTAATAAACGAAATTGATGCAATATGGGAAGAATACTATAATTGTTTATAATTTTTTCGCCAGAACTGAAGAAAGGAAGGGATAATATGAAATTATACGCTAGACAAATCGCCCCGGAATATCAAGAAAGCCCGTTATTTTATGATGAAGAATTTTTTCCGGGAAATATTATTGTAACCGGCAACCGCGACTATAACAGCCACACTATACCGGAATACGATCAAATCATACAATATTTTGATGAATTATGCGAAGAATACGAATACATAAAAGACCGCAATAGCAGCTTTTACAAGAATGTAACGGAGTTATTACAAGATCATTTTCCGGGAAAATACAGCACGCAAAAAGTGCATTTCTTCAAGGAAATATTAGAAAAATACGGTACGCGCTATTATTATGAAGGCGACTATATAACCGATATGTTACAGCTTGTAACCGGTAAAGAATGGCGCAAGCGTACCATCCGGGGATGTTGTCAAGGTGATTGGCAAGAAATAATTTACCCGGTTGAAGAATGGACCACGGAAAGCATTGAAGAATTTGAAATAATGTATTTCAATGAAGGCACTGAATGGATCATACACGAAGAAGAAAACGAGCCGGAAAGCCCGGAAGAAATTTCCGGCTGCAGCGTTTACTGTACTTCGTGGGATATGGAAGGAATAAAAAAAGAATTGACGGACGCCGCCGGCTATGATCCGGAAGATATTATTTTATATGAATACGCCGGATATACAAAAACGCCGGTATATACTGTAAAGGGGGCTTGACTATGAATAATAAAAAGTATTATAATTTTGAAACAATGTTTATCAGCTTGCGTGACTTATTAAGGGAATACCTACACGACAATAAAATCTATTATGAATTAAGCAGGGCCGGACAATATTATCATTTTGAAATACTAGCAAACCCGGAAGAATGCGAAAAAATAAACGCTTTTCTTGATAATAACACTATATAAAAAGGGGGCTTGAATATGAATTTAAAGGAATTTTTAAAAGGCACTAGAAACAATCACCACGTGGAGATTTGCTCCGGGAGCAATGATAACATTGTTTTTTCCGGCACTTATAAAGAATTAAAGGCAAGCGATTTTTTTCGCCAGAACCGGGAAGAAATTGTAACATCATGGGATGTTGTAGAAATGGAAGATGATACACTAGAAATAGGAATCATGATATAAGGGGGATCGCATGAACAACGATAAAGACAAATTATGGACAACACTGTATATTCTATTTTTGATTATAACAGCCCCTATATGGATAATATTAGAATGCGTGAAGAAAACGAAATAGAAATAGGCCCGGTATATAACCGGGCTTTTTTATGCCCTTAGAACGCCGTATTTTGACATTCTAGGGCTTTTTACCGTCTAGGTATACCGTAATAAGGGTGCGATATAAAAACGCCTCTACGGGGCAAATAGAACGTTATACGCCTATATCATATTATAGCAATACCCCTAGAACGCCGTAAAACGCCCATACGCGCATTTTATACAGCTACCCTATACACACTATACCCCAATAATAAAAAGCGCTTAAAAAGGCAAATACAGCGTTACACGGCAGGCCCGCCCCGCTGCCCCGCTGCCGTTCTCCGGTTCTGGCGAAGAAAAAAGCACTCACTTTTCAGCATGGATTTCCACACTGGTCCGGGGAGTGCTAGTATTATAGTCGGCAGTGTTATAGTCGGCAGCTTTAGTCGCCCGGCAATTCTGCGTACTTCTGTGCTATAGTCGCTGGATCGGCTGTATCGCCTAATGGGTTGTTAGGGGTAATAACGATGTCCTGCTTATCTTGATAACCGAACATATTCTTCCCTAAGAATATTCCTGCTACCGGGTTAATCTTGCCGTTCATCATATAGTTTTCCCACATTTCTTCGAGAATTTTATACGCTTTTTTTATGATGTCAGCATGTGTTGCAGCACGTTTATTCTCATTCTTCCACTGACACAGCGTATCTCTGCTAATTCCCAATGAATTACACATACCATTAACCGTAGGCTTCATATCATCTTCCACGCAATGATTGAAGTACCATGCAAGGCGATCTTCGACCTGCTTCGGATCGGAAATATCAATCACGGGCAAATCCCACGCTGCCAGAGCATGGCGAAGGTATCTTGAATTATCACCGGCAGTAGTAAGCATACCATTATCACCGATAACCGGGGAATTACCCCCACGAGATTTAGCCATATAGTTCACCTCCAAATAGTCGGGGCCGTAGCCCGGAAATAGTTTTTGTCTAAGTGTCTAAACGGTGTCTAAATCCATTTAGACGCTCAAACGTGCATGAATAAAGGGTTTCAGAGTTTGTCTAAAATGTCTAAGTAAAATCCGAATACATTATATATATAAAAAACAAAATAATAAATTACTATATATATATTACTATTTACTTAGACAATTTAGACATATAATATAAAGACATATAAAACATAGTAATATCAAGGGTTTGCGGGTGTCTAAATTTTGTCTAAATTCCGTCTAAAAAATTTTTTTATTTAGACAAAAACGGGTTATTTTCGTTCTCCGCGTCCTCAAAATCACCTTCCGGCATCTTAATTTCCACAACGTAGGTGAGAGTGCCGTTGATTCTCTGCCGGTTCTTGTACGAAGCGCCCTGCCTAATCAGTAACCCTGCATCGGCCCACGGTTTCTTCAAGGCATCGAAAGAGAAATTCATTTCGCGCAACGCTTCCTGCAACTTATTGTATAGAATGTACATCGAATTTCCGTTGCTCTTGCCCCAAATAGTCGTATAGTTCTGCATAGGGTTGAAATGATTTTCGTTCTGTACGATCCATTCAACAAGCATATTGTACGCTCTCTCGTGCGTAAGCACTTCTGCCTCCGACTTCAAATAAGGTGCAATATCCGTAGGGGCAAGGGGAGTGTCACCGAAAATAACTTCGGAGGCAATGCGATCACCGGTAAGGATCATAGCGCCAACCATAGCCTGCTTATCTGTGGTATCACACCCGGCAAGGATAGCGGAGAGGTATTCTCCGTATATCTGCCGTACATAGTCCTTATTTGCTGCCACATAGTCTACATAGGCAACGCCGGCATGGCCGTAGTTTTCGGTGATGATGGACACCGTTTCGTTACCGTTAGGAATAATCTTGTCGGTATAGTTGATTTCGATTACACGATTCTTAGTGCCGCCGCCAGAGGTATCATTCACGCAAGGTTCTTCACCGGTGAAAAGGAATGCGCAGCGCCATGAACGGGTAGGAAGGTTCTTGTTGTAGTACATTCTACCACGCTCAATACCTTCGGTGATCTGCATAATCAGCTTGTCATAGCGCATATCGTTGTCCTTGATAGTCTGCAATTCATCACCGGCAAACGGAATATCATTAAGGAAAGCCGCGGTAGACATCATAGCTGCATTCGTCATGTTCATGGTTTTCACCAACTCACCCATGCGAGGATTGCCCCAAACGGACATCGCGGTCATAAGTGCTACTGACTTACCCTTACCGGAGGCGCCCCATAAGTGACACACAAACGGAAGGACGTTGCAAACAGCAATCAGTGGAGAAGCAAACGATGCCGCCATGAGCAACCGTAGAGGCAGCGAAGTGTGACGTAGTGGCGCAATATGGTTCAGCCATGTGTCGTAGTCACCTACCTGCGTAATATTGTTGTAAAGCTGATAGTTCTCCTGCTCACCGTCAAACACAAGCGTTTCGTCGTAAGGCATGAAGCCGGACTTATTAGGTGCATAGTCCTCCGTCCACCCCATAGAAGAAGTGGAAGCATAACGCGGTATCACGCCGGTATTAAGCTGCTCCATATCTGCCATGTACTGTACGAATTGCGACGCCGTGTTGGACGTAACCGGGATGCCGTTATTCGCAAGGGCCACAACCTTCGACTTAGAGTAAACAACCTCCTTATCGCACACAATGCTGCGCTGCTTGCCGCCGTCAATGTAATGTAACTCCACACGCTGCTGTCCGGTCCTGCGGTTCTCTAAGTATGCCGCCGGCACAACCGGGTTAGAACAAATAACAATCGGTTCTGGAACGGTAGCATCTTTCTTGGGTTTTTCGTAGCAATGCACACCTAACTTCGTGTTAATCTGCCACTTACCCATATCAAGCGGCGTCCGGATCACAAGTTTGTTCCAAATATCCATCGGCACTTCCTGCGAGTAAACGTTGGTGCAATCGGAGATAGCCTTGTCAATGGTCCACTTGCGGTAATCTTCACGATTCCACTTGTCCGGACGATAAAGTGCCGATCTTCGAAATAGTTCGTCCATTCTGGCGGCGTCCTTGCCGGTCCAGAACGCAAGCATATTACAGAGCGCTAAGTCGGCGGAAGAATGGTCGTTGTTGTAAGCGGATAAGTTGCCGTCACGGAATAGTTTGGTGAAAGCGTCCTGCTTACTGGCCTTAGTAATCAGTTCATCATCGGATAACTTAGTCGTCTTAGCCTTACGCAGCATATACCGGTCAAGTATTTTCAGAATATCGGCAGTAGCTTCACGCACCGGGTAATGATATAAAGTATTGCCGGTAATGGTAACAAATCTGTTACTGGCACCGGTAGCGTAAATCTCTAACCCTAGTTTGTCGTTCTTGATGTAGTACCGCTGCCGGTCATACTGTGGAATATCCGCCTTACAAATAATGCGAATACCGGACTTAGAAGGTGATAACTCCGTATAAGAGTTAAGCGTGTTGCAAAGGTCCGTTGCAAGATCCGACATTTCGCCGTCCTTAATGCACTTGTCAATGTCAATGGCGCAGTAACCATTATCCACACGGACGCCGAACCCGTTATAGTCACCGGTAAACTCTTGTTCTTCTACATAGCAGTACGGGCGAAACGTTTCCGGATTATTGGATTCAGCCCTCTTGCCGGTTTTCAAATCGTAGGGTACTTTGGTTCTCTTGTCGCCCCGGATTTCATACTTCCAACCGCACCATGAAAGGTTATCCATAAGTTCTTGTGGTATCAAATTCTCACCTCCTTTCTAAGTATTATATAATTCGTGGGTGAAAAATGTAATTCCATATCTAGTTCCCTTCCTTCTTCGGTGGTTCCGGTAGTGGCTGCCATGCAACAACATTTTGATCCAAACCAAAACCACCATAAATAAGCCAACTGCCAGTAGGTTTGTAATAATGCCCTACTCCATGTACTTCTTTACTGCCTACAATATTTACACCTTGCATCATTCTGTACCGATACCAAACCAACACATCATCGTCATTCCTCGGCAATCGTTCTTCAACCGGAATCCAATTAGTTGAACAATCACTTGATTTATTGATATGTTCAGTTGATTTATTGCTACGGACATTTGTGTCCTTACCAAATTCCGCTTCGACTTCGGAAACGATGGAAAGTGCATCCCTATACGCCGTGCGCCGTCCTATCGAACAAAAATCGTCATACTGTTCATATAAGTTTACTTCGGCTTTCAACCTCTCCTTAATCAACTCAAACGCTTCTTTCATGGTTGCTCCTTTCTCGCAAAACCTTTACCCATCGTGTTTTCATTTCGTTTGGTATGTCTTGCCCTCTGTTGCGTTTTCCAGTCCAGTGAGTACCACCAGCTTCTCCCTCGCAAATAAAACCGCTTGCCTTTAAACTTGCTCCGTTTTCGCTTGCAAGTATGTATGTGATGATTTTCTTGTACCCCATTTCCTTTGCAACTCTGCAAGATGCACCGTAAAGCATTGAACACGCATTTCTCGTTCCGTCCGTACATAATCTGTTAATCTCGCAAGTTTCTCCATCGTCAAGATACCTTGATACCGGTCTGCCACAAACCGCAACACCAACTATTTTTTCTCCGTCATACAATCCTATGGAAAATTTATGCCCCACTGTCGCTTTATGGTGTCTATGATTCTCGTTGATGAAGTCGCTTGCTTCACGAAAAGTTATAGGCTTAATTTCCATCCCTTACTCCTTTCTTATCCCAACATCAAAATAAATCCAACTATCGAAAACAACCCCGAACCTATCAAAAGAATCATCGGCAGTATTTCCTTAAACTTTTCTTTCATGGTTGCTCCTTTCTGTTCAGTTTGTTCAACTTGAAATCATCTGTGATTTCATAAACACTATTTTCGCCAGTCTCCTTGTGATTTTTATACATCTGCTCCAAAAGTTCTGGTGCGTTTTTCTTTACTTCTTCCATTTTTAAAATCATATCCTTACTATCCATAACTACGCTCCTTCCACCATCTGCTTTCCCAATCTTACTAAAATCTGATGCCTTTCTTCTTCTGTACAACAAGTTAAAAGGAATTTGTCAAATTCTTCCCGTGTTCTGAAATGCAACGTATAACGTCCAACATCGTCTATCATCCCTTACTCCTTTCTTTCCCATCTAGGACATTCTTTAAAAACCACCGTTTGTGACTTCAGCCAATCGCATGTGGTAAGCGGTTCCGGTTGATGCTTGCAATTTCCGCAATACTTTCGTTCCTTTCCTCGGACAATCTCGCTTTCCTGCTCTAACCGTTCTATCAGTTTTTCTCGTTGCTCTCGGTCTTTGGCTTCTATTTCCTGCAAACCATCCCGAAATTCAATTACGGAAATCTCCCCGGCTCTGTACTTCCGCTTTAGTGATTCTCTAGTGTCCTTCATTCCGTCACTCTCCTTCCTTCGGTGGCTTTGCGTTGTATATATATGCTCCGCACTCTCTGCACTTCGGTAATTCTTCTTCATACATAGGATTGATTAAGCCATAGCAAAAACATCTGTTATCATTCGGACCATACTCATGCTTTGAAATATTGGCTTTTAAGCAATCCGCATCCAGTGGTTTTCCTCTTTGAATCTCTCTGCCGTTTCTCATTCTGTCACTCTCCGATCTGCCGAAGCAATGATTCAATAGAAATTTTATTTCCGGTCTTTTTCAAATCCATTTTGTACCAATCCTCAACACATCCGTTTTCAGTAAAAACAAAGCAAGTGTTTTCCGTAGCTTCATCAATTACAAGTGCCTTTGTTCCTTCTTCATCCTCTACCACATCCCCCACCTTGATTTCCTTCTTATAGGCTTCGATTTTGGCAAGGACTTCTTCCGGTGTATAGTCATTTATGATTGCTCTTTTATGCGTTAAATTAAAAAATGCCGGTTTTACGTTTAATTCAAAGATTTCTATAAGCTGTTCATCAATTCCGTATAATATCTTCTTCGCCAACTCCCACGCATCTTTCAAACCGTCTACATAGGTTTTGTCCATCGGGATAATCTTATCTTCCGATACCCAATGCACGCTATCATAATTAACTGCGACAAAATACGGATGGTCAGTGCCTTCGTGTAAATCCGTAATAGCTCCCTTTACTAAAACTTCTTCACCAACTTTAAACATACTTACTCTCCTTTCAACTTCTTCATATTTGTGGTGTTCCCGGTATGCTTTATCCAATCAGCATTAAATTTCATGCCGGTTTCTTGCTCTACATAGGCAACACAATCTTCTATATCCACAACGCCGCACTGTATTGCGTCTATGAGATTTACTACGTCCTCCGCAAATTTAGGCACTCTCTTAGACGCTGTTTTCCGCCAGTAATCTTCGATCAATAGATTAAGCACTGCCGCAAGAGTAAGCATCATTCCCTTTTCGATCCCTACTCTCTCGTTCACTCTGGCCGTGTGGCTAACTACGGTATCAAGCGTCGGTTTTGGGTAATAAGGCTTCTTTTTGCTCACTGCTGTTCTCCTTTCTTCCTGCGCTCTCGTTCCTCAATCTCCTGCTTCTGTAACATCAAGGCGTAATACTGTCCGTAGTTCATGCCGCGCTTTCTGGCTTCGGCCTCGATTTCATGGGCCGGCGTAACGGTTTTCGGCCTCTGCGGCAACTTACATTTCTTTGCTTCCTCTCGAAACCGTTTTTCTTCCCAATTCGCACGTTGATAACGTTCTTTCGCTAGTTGTTGATTGCGCTTGTGCCTGCATTCCAAAGAGCATGAAACACTGTCAAGCCGGGTTGCAATATACGGTTTTCCGCAGGTCAAGCAAATCATATTGTGATACTTTATGCCCCTTTTAACTCTTTCGTTTCCTGCCTTGTATCTGCATTCATAAGAGCAGAACCGCTTCCGGCCACTGTTTCTCGTATGTTCTTCTACTTCAAATTCGCAACCGCAGTATTCGCATATTTTCTTTGCCATTGTCATACCTCCCCGGTAATAAACTCTGCATACGGTAAAGTTTTCACCCATGCACAAAACTCGCGCCATTCCGGAAGTCTGTGGTTCTTACGTTGCGAATAAATGGTCTTTAACTGACGATAATTTGTTGTCATTGCCGCCGTAAGTTTAAAGCCACACGGATTTGAATACAGAAGCCTTAAATAATCTTCCGGATCTTTCGTTTCATTGTATCTGTCCTTCAACTCGTTCATAATGGTAATCATGCGCTTGTCCGTATATTCACTGTACTGATTATTCAAATCAAACTTTGAAATTCGGTGCATGGTAGATTGGCTTGAAATGAAATCAAGAAAATGATACCTTTCCGCTTCGGTCCATGCCTTTACCGTAAAGGTCAAATCAAACTGCACGATAATACCGGTCAAGAACTGATCGTGTCCGCTGCCTTTCTCACAAGTCGCAAGTTTATATGTAGTAGGCACAATCATGCCGTCT